TCCATAATTCTCCAATTACGGCGTTGTTAGCAGTATTTCCACCAACAGCAAGTGTAAGAACTCCAAGATCATACATTCTTTTATCAGCACCAGAGGGAACATTTCCAGCTCTAGTATACATTTCGTCCATAGGTAAGGCCTCTGGTTTACATTCAACCCAATGAGAAAAACTTTGTGAAGGTTTTGCTGCATCAGAAAATTGAGCATTCAACATCGATCTTTTATCAGAAAATGGTGCTGCATAAGAATTGTATTGGGTTCCAAGGGCAACATATCCAAGCCCAGCAGAATTTGTGTATTCAGATCCTTCGCTGACAAATTCGGCTACAACTCCCAAGTACTTATAACAAGTAAATTGATTGGCTATTGGGGATAACCAAGGATTGGATTCATTCATTCCAGGATTCAAAACAAAGGTTTGTGTTTGAAATGCAGATGTTGTTGAGTAAACATCACCAAGATATTCTCTATGAGTAATTCTCGTTTCATTTCCATCACAATGCATGAAAGGAACTTCGTCACCATACTTACAATTTGATGCGGCTGCAAGTAGTGAATTAGAACTAGGAGCATCTCCAGATTTCATCTTTTCATCACCAATATCATAATCACCTGAACCTCTCCAGGTGTTTGGGTTTAAAGAATCATTTCCTAAAGCTCCATCAGAAAGGATTTGGGCACCAAGCTTAGCAACATGGTCGAAAACTTTTGGAGCAAGATCTTCTATCATGTCCAACCAACCTCCTTGTGTTTCCTCTTGTTTATCTAAAATTTCTTCATTAAGTCCTCCGTTATGGTTAAAAGAGTCTACATGTTCTTTTTCTGACAAACTTGATTTGTTTCCAGGTCGTTTTCTTCCACGTTGTTGTCTTCTTCTACGAGGGGCTTTCCTCTGAGGCCGAGTGTTACGTTTAGTTCTGTTTCGTCGTCTAGGATTCCTTCTAGCAGCTGTGAGAGTATTTCCTTGTATCGGTTTATTGATAAGGGTTCTACTATTTTCAACTCTAGGGGAAGGGTGTGGGACCACATTTCCAGAATGATTACTAGGCGCATTTCTTCTTTGACCATTCTTTCCATTGGGTAAGTTTCTTGTAGTTCGAGAAACGCCTTGGATGATAGGTCTATGAAGTGACTTATATCGTTCACTCTTTTCTGAGTTCGATCGTAGGATTCCATTACTTTCGCCACGTCGGGATGTATCTCCCCCATGTCGAAAAACCGGACGGGTGATTGTCCGGGGGTACTGCTCCAGATTAGCTCCGGAGCCGGCTGTGTGTTTCCTAGGTTTTACACCGGATGTCTCAGACATCTTTTTATACCTTCCATCCACCTTACCAAAGATGATTGTCTACCCATGTGTTGTAAGTAGAAAACACGAGGATGTTTAATAGCTGTATCAATCAACTTAACTCCTTCATATCCGAGAACCTTCTCAGGATTTGGTACTGTTGAGAGCAAAAATTTTAAAAACTCTCTACATTCATCTCCTAATTTAGGCACCATACAAGATAACACCGTAAGGGCATATACCTTGGCTAGCACATCAATTGAGTCATGTTTGTCGATAGTATATTTTAATGATGAGGCAATTTTCTCCACTCTAGGATAAGGGACGTACATAGCGTATTCCTTGTCATAATAAAAACTAGAGCCTAGAAAACTATGTTCAATAAGTGTTTCACGAGTTGGACGAGAAAGTTCTTTTTGTGCCGGTTTAAGCTCAAATCCAAACCTTCTATAACTAATGATCTTTTGTTCATAGAATTCCTCTAGGGAAATTTTAAAAGGGAATTTATATCCACAAGTGTTG